GACAAATATAGTTTTATTTATTTGAAAAGAAAAAATCCCGTTGCAAATCCGATTCCGAAATTGAACAATCTTGTTTCATGAAATGGTTTTGGGATCTTGACTTCTATTGTTTGAACATTTGTTGTTTTGATCAAATCATTCGAATTTGTGATGTCCGTTGTCAATGTTTGACGTCCGAAAATCCATTTTCTTTTGAACCCGGTGATGATCGTTGTTTCATTCGGAATTTCAATGTCCTTCAATTCAAATTTCTTTTGACTGAATTCCCAATTGAATTTAAAATCTTTATTGTCATATTTTCCAACACGTTCAAATTCACACGGGATTGTGTCGGTAAAATAAACCGGAACCGAATCAATTTGAATTTCGGTTTTATATTTTACAATTGATTTCACACGCGAAAATTCATCCGTCAATTTTTTCAATTTTAAATCATTTTGCAAAAGTTCTTGTTTCAATAACTTGTTCGATGTTTCCAAAACGATTTTCGACGCGGTTTCCGCGCCTAACTTGTTTTTGAAATACTTTGTTTCATCATTCAAACTTTTCGTTGCTGAAATCGCTTGATTTTTATTTTCTGTACATTTTGTAATTGAAAAAATTAAAATGATTAATAAAATCAAAATCACAACGTCTTTCAAATATTTTTGGAACTGATCTTTCATGGTTTCTTTTTATTTTGGTAATCTTCGAATCACCGATTTCATCACTTGTTTTAATTGGTTTGCGTAATCGGGCGCGGTTGCATAACCGGCGCGGGCGATTTCTTCAAAGAATCGTTCCGGGTTGTCCTTGTGCTTTATTGCTTCCGAATATCTTTTGTTTTTCAAAAAGAAATTGACATGATCTTCAAACGCTATTGACGCGGACGGGTACTTTCGGAACCAATCTTTGACAATGTATTTGAATTTATTTCCAATTTTCGTGATGCTGATCACTTGTGGAAACTTCACATTGTTTCGTGATAAATATTCCGTCGTTGTGATCAATTGTTCGTTTCCATTTACGCCGTCCGTGTCCTTAATTCCAAAGAAATTATTTCCGACGGCTTTCGCGCCCCAACCCGATTCCAACGCGCCTTGTGTCAAAGGAATCAAATAATGAAATCCCGTTTTCGCTTCAACCTTTTTCGCTTCGGGTAAATACGTTTTGACAAATTGTTCCGGTGTGATTTTCATGATGTTTTTATTTTAGTATTGATTTTAATTTATTCAAAATACCTTCATTTACAATGTCAATAATTTTGTCCAACAAAATAAAAGGTTTGGACTTTTTACCAAATCGATCAAATTCGTTTTCACCAATCGATTGAAGTTCTATCAAAATAACATAAACAAAAAAGATGAATTTAATTGACAAAATAATCGACAAAAGGAAATCAAAAGATTTCAAACGGATGATTTCTTTTTCTAATGTCCAAAGGAACCAAATGATCAAAGTAAAAATTATAATTTTTTCAAATGCGCGCCAACCTTTTTTGGATTCAAATTCAAATTTTTCGCCGTCTTTTTCTTTTCTTGCCGTGTCGGCTTTTATTCCGGTATGTATATCAATAATGTTTATAATTAAAGCGATCAACCAAAGTGACGCGGTTACACCAAGAAAAAAACGTTCATGTATTGTTGATACAAAATTGATAAATGCTGAAATTAAACCGCCAATTGAAATTGATAAAAAATAAAATTCTTTGTGATAAATGAAGGATTGAAAAACTTGTTTCATGTTTTTAATATTAGTTAATTTATATTTTAGTCCGGAATATTCAATTGACGTGAATAATAAAATCCACCAATCCAACGAATCACGCGATGTGTGATCCAATTTTTCAGTTTCTTTTTTGGCGCAATCCCTTTTCGCCATTTCAATCGTTCATCATCCGCGAATTTCCTTGCTTCAAAAATACTAAAATTATGACGTTCTAATTCATTTTTTTTATCAACCCACAATTTATCATGAATTAAATCACCAATGAACGCCGAATCAATTGGATACAATATTGACCAAAATTTTTTCGGAATTGAAATCAAATCAGTTTCAAAACCTTTTTCAATCTTCAAAACATATCCATCCGACAAAGTGACGAAAATATCTTGATCAACTTTGAATCTTCTTTCGCTTTCGTGTTTACAAAGGAAAACCAACGGAATTTCCGTTGGTTGTTCTAAATATCCCAAAATCATTTGTAATTTCTTTTTAAATTGTTTTCAAATTTATCATTGAATGTGAAATTCAATTGCGCTTTTCGTGTTTTAACACCATATTTTGTCCCGTCATTTTGCGCAACCTTGACACCGAATTTGACAAAATTGTATGAATGATTATTCAAATTATAATCATTGAAATAAATGTCATTTGCAAACAAAATGAAGTCAAAGAATTCATCCGTCAAACAATTCGGGATCAAGTTCGTTTGGAATTTATATTCGTTCGTTTGTTTCATCGAAATTTGTTTTTTCTCATAACTTCGATTTATCAAATTGTCTTCTTCAATTGACGGATCACGTCTTCCGAAAAATCCCGGCAAACGAATCGAATGTTTCCAAGCGACACCGGTGAAATCAATTCCCGTTTTTTCCAAACGTCCATTCATCACAACATCAATTCGTGTTGTTTTATCCGCTTTCAATGCCGAAAATTGATTCAATGTGAAAACAATTGAATTGAATTCCGTTGTGATCCCGGCGATTGTTATTGATTTTACAATCTTGAAATTTCCTTCACCAATGGTTTCCAAAACTTTTTTCCATTTGACCAAATATCCTTTCAAATTTATGTTTTCTGAAAAATATCCAAATCCAAAAAATGTTCCGAAATCATCATTGTTCAAATTGTATTCATCCGATGTTTCCAAATGGATCAATTTGAAATCACACGTTTCCGATGACAATTGTCGTTGGTGATAAAATGCCGAATAATCATTTTTAAAATCATCGTTTGAATTTGCGTCGGCGAAAATGTGGTGAACATAACAACATTCTTTGAATATTGCTTCCGGATCTTCCGTCGGGATTGGTATTTGAACCCCGATTGCATAAGACAACGAACGTTCCTTGTAAGGGCATTTTATTTTTGTTCTACATGGAAAAGCATCATTCCCAATGAACACAATGTCTTTGAGTTCTTTTATATTATCGATCATTTTGTGTATTTTAAAACGTTTGAATAAACAATATTTGAAGACGCGTCAACCGCTTTCAATCTTATTTCGTTGACACCAACAAACAAATCAATTAAGTAAACCGAATTTTCAGAAACCGAAATTCCCGACGGCAACCAAACGCCGTCAACGGCGGTTTGAAGTTCAATTCCGGTCAATGTGTTTGAATAGTTGCCAACATAAATTTCAATATTTGCATCGCTTCCGGTTCGATCTTCCGTTGAAATTGTATCAAACCAAACAATTTCCGTGAATTCACCGGATCCCGTTGGACAAATTCCGCCAATATTCCAATTTGAATTTTCAATTGGTGCATGAATACGAACAATCGCGTTTTGTGGATCTTCTAAACTTTTAAAGAAAACTAATTGACCAACACCCGTTGAAGGATTCCCCGTGTTGATTTGCGAATTTGGAATTCCTAAATTCAACAATTGATTGTCAAATGAATTTGATCCAACATAATTTGTTGTAAATGTTTGACCATTCCATTCGATTTCAATTTTTACCGGGACATCAATGACATTGAAATTCAATCCACAATTTCCGGTTCCGGTTCCAAAGTTCATCAAGAATTCGAAAACACCCGTGTTTTGACCTTCATAAACAAACGATTCCGAACATGAAATTGAATTGGTTTGTGATATTCCACCCGTCAAACCCGACAAAAATCCGTCATCATAAACCGAATTATTGATCAACGGATTTTCCGACAACATATCATTGTACCAAAAACCAACAACACATTTTGTTTCATCAAATAAAATTGTGTACTTTCTGTAAATTCTTGGTGAATTATAAACATTTAAGGCGTCAACGTCATTGACTAAAACTTCAAAAACAACCTTCAAATTTTTGGTAAAATCAACGTCAATGAAAAACGCGCCGTCCTTTGATTCCAACAATCCATTCAAAACACTTGGTTTTTCAAATCCGATTTGCATGATCCCGGATCCATAATTTGAACCCGAAATTGTTCCGATCGGTTTTCCGCCATGAAATGAATTCACATCATCAAATTCCAATCCCCAATCAAGAACAAACGGATTGAAGGAATTTGGATTGTCGTCATCTGAAATTCTATTTTGTCCGTCGATGTTTGCTTTTGCAAATTTCCAATTCAAAGGCGTTTGACCAATCGATGTTGTTTCGGCGAAAAATTCAGTTGTCAAAGTTTCAACGTTGTCAATTTTCCATTCCAACAATTTCACGCCCGATGACATTGAATTTTTTACATCATTCAATAAATTATCGATGACAAAATATGATCGGACTTTTTCTTGACAAAAAAAGAAAGTTTCCGCTTTTAAATAATCAAGCGAAATCACATTTTCAAAACCATCCGTCACAATAATTTTCAAAGAAATTGAACCCGTCAATGATTCATATTTGTAAATTCTTTCAAAATTATTTTCGATTGTTTCGTTTGCTGACATACCATTCACAACCAATGAAAATTGATCAATCAAATTCAATCCATTGAAAACACCGAACACAATTTTTGTGTCCGGTGAAAGTGATGTTTGTGGACGATAAACATCCAAGTTTATTTGAAGACGAATTCGATTGTTTGCGGGTTCCAATGTTCCCAATCCGCGTCGAAATTCAGTTGTTGACGAATCGGATTTCAAAACCAATTGACCGCCAATTGTTTCAATCGGAATCGTCGATCCGTTTATCCAATTGAATTCATCGTTTGTCGTCGAAAAATCAACGAATAAACTTTCGGTTAAATTATTATTACACATAAATTATTTTTTAATAGTTGAAATTTTTGATTGTTCAATTTCTATTGGTGAATAATTTTCGGAAATGTAATTGTCAAAAATATACAATAATTCATTGTATAATTCCGAACCAATAACCGAATCGCCAATTTGAATCAAAAGGTTTCGTCCGGTTATCCATTGTCCAAAAGGAACAACAATGTCCAAAACCGGTTTCAATTCCGCCAAAATTATATTTTCCGACGCGTCATCCAACAAACCTTGTTGTTTCTTAATTCTAAACTTTGCCGACAAACGCGCCCAAATTTGTTTGGCGTCATCAATTCTTTTTAAATATAGAATTTTTTCATTTTCTTCAATTTTTAAATTTTGAATTTCTTCAATTTCGTTTCCAAAATAATCAACATAAACAACTAAATTATTTTCTTTATCAATTAAAAATTGTTTATAATCAATATTATTATCGTCTAAAATTATTTTTATTCCGTTTTTATAGACGTTCCCCGTTTTTTCTGATACTATCCACATATTTAATATTTTTAATCTGTTATATATAACTCAACCCTTCTAACCAAAAAAGCACAAGCGACCGCGACCGATTCATTGTTTCTAAATAAACCCAAAGAAAGGGCGTTAATTGCAAAAGTAAAACTACCCGAAACAACGGCGTTTGTTGTTGTGTTTGTTACTTTGTAAAATATTAAAGTTGTGTTTTTTTCTCTGAAAAATTCAATAATATAATCATCTGTACTGCTTTTTGGCATTGTAGCACCCAAGTCAATTTTGGTTGTTGCTCCAAGTCCATTTTTGTACATTATTTGACAATTTGAATCCGTTCCATCACAAGCAAATGACAATAAAACTTGAACATAAGTTGACGGATTTGTGTTTGTAATTACTGCGGTTCCACAAAAACCATAAGAAAAACGCGCGGTTGGAATATTTGACGCGTCTTCGTTTTTTATTCTTGCCCTATAATAAAAACCCGATGTCGGCGAAACTCTATAAATTCCCGAATCTTGAAGATACACCCAAGATCCCGCCGATGCGGGACTCAAATATTTCCTATATGGCAAACTTTGCGAACTAACAACAACCGATTGTGTTCCGGCTGATACATGGGCATAAGTTCCGAGATATTGCATCGCGTTTCCAATTTCTTGCATAATTATAAAATTTGGATAGTCTTTGTCTATATTGTAACCTAAATCTATTGGTAAACCATCTTTAACACCATAAATTTTCCCATCACTTGGAAATTCAATTCCCGATGATAATTGAACATAAAGCGAACCCGTCCAACGATATGTTTTGTTCATGTCTAATGCCAAATAAATTTTCCCCGTTTCACCCGTGACCGGAAACGATGCCAAATTTGCAAATTCCAAAACGTCATCAACATACGACGGCAATTGTGAAGGCGGAACCAAACCGCCAACCAAATCCGCTTTGTTAGCAAGTAAAGAAACAACATTTTCTTTTGTTTCAATTGTTCCATCTTCATCCGGAACAAACAATTCGCGATCATCCGTCAAAATTTCGGTTTTTATTGATGAATAATTATCAACACCCAAAACCCTTATTTCCGTCGTTCCTATTCCGCCGGAAAATTCACTATAATTTGAAGTACTTGAACCAACATTCGTGACGCTTTGCAAATCTTGCGGTTCAAATTCATTTACTTTTTTATGAAAAGAAACAACACAAATTTGTGTTTCGTTTACTTGGTATGTATAATTTACGTTTGTTGAAAATCCAACAACTGAAATGTCATAATAAATCGCGCCGTTTCCGTCCGTTTCTTGCGCATGTCCTTTGTAAGTTAAAAAAACGGAACGACCGACATAATCTTTGAATTGAATGATGTCGTTTAAAATCAACATATCCAACAACAATCCAATGTCATTCAAATCCGTTGTAAGTTTTGAAACCGAAATGATGAATTCCGTTTCATTATTCATTGCGTTTCCGTTCCAACTCAAATCACCCGGTGAAAACAAAGTCAAATTCCGTTTCGCGATGAATGGTGATCCCGTATATTTTCCAACCTTTTCCAAAATAGCTTTGAAAATAGTTTGATTATTTTCCGCCAATATCGATCCCGGCGCGCCGTTTGGATCGATAAAAACGTCAATGTCGTTTTCTATTAATTTTAAGTTATCCATTTTTATTTGTTTTATTAATTATTCGAATGTGTCTTCATAGCGGAATTCATACAATCCCGGATCGAACCCGTCTTCACCGCTTGCGTCATAACAACCAACGCGTCCCGTGATTCTGTATTTTTCACCCGGTTGCAACAATTCCGGATCAACCAAACATTTAGTTGTTAAAAACTTGAACGTTCCATCAACTTCAATTTTCAATTTTGTTTCGCCCGCGATTGGTTTCAATGGATTGTCGTTTTCCGATCCCCAAACCGATGACAATTGACGTTGTTCAAATCGTCCCGCGCCTTTGTCAATTTCTATTGTTGTAACCGCGTAAACATTTGAAGGATCCCAATTTCCGGAATCTAATATTTGAAACGCAATTTCAATTCGTGTTGGTTCATTTGACAAAATAACACCAAGCGGTTTTCCCGTTTCCGGATCCGTTCCAACATTCAACAATGTATTGTCGGAATCACGAAAATATTTGTGTTCAACTGAAATGTTTTCGTTTTGGTCATAGTCTTTCAATTTAACTTCAAAACGATTTGTGAATTGTTTTAAATCACCATTTTCAATCGCGTCAATCTTTGTGAAAAAATTCAATTTAAAACCGCTATTTGTATAAAAGTCAAACCAATCATTGTTGAACCCGTTGTTCGCTTTTGTAGCGTCATAAAACACACCCGGAACGTCATTTCGTTTGATCCAATCTTCCCAACGAATCTTGGTTGCAAAGTACGCCAAATAACCATTCAAATTTGCCGTGTTCATTGTTGGTTCATTTTTTATTTTAACCCAATTTTTATTGTTTCCGTTTTCTAATTTGAAACCGCGTGATTGATCAAAATTAAATTGTTGAACACCGCTTGAATCTATTGGCGACGAAACCAAATCAACTTCATATTTTTCCAATTCAAATGAAACGCCGGTTGAAACATTAAAAACATCAAATCCAAATTTCATTTTTTGAAAAACAATTGATCCGTCTTTTGGAATTCGAAAAGGAATTCGACACAACAAATCATCTTGAACAATTCCATCGAAAACCAATTCACCAACATTTGTTTCCAAATATGGATGTTCAATGAAGGCGTTGTCTAAATATTCGTATTGTCCCGCCGGCGGAATTGATTTCACCATGTCATTCAAGTCAACCAATAATGAAACGCGATTTGAAAAATTTCGAACCAACGTTCCGTCGGCAACTGATAACCAAAGAATATATTTTCTATTCGTTGAATCTTTTGAATCAAAAACCGAAAAGAAATCCGACGTCGGAACGAACATCGCTTCAAAAACAATTTTGTTTCCAACTTGTGTGAATTTCACATTTTCAACATTCATTGAAGCATTTCCCGAACCGAATCCATAAAACACACCCGGAAACAATGTGTCCAAAACAAATCCATTTTCAACATCACCCGAATTGATAAACAAATTTTTGTGGAATGAAGTTGTTTTGTTTTTGAAATCATTTTCATCATTTGGAATCCATGCAAATCCAAATCCACATTCAGTTGTTAAACCTAAATTTTGAACACCGGAAATGATTGATTTCACTTTTGTTTTGTTGGCATAGTCAATTGACGCAACCGGATTTCCAAGTTCATCAAAATATTCAATTGAATCAACCGAAAAATCATTTGGTAATTCGTTGAAATTCTCATTGAACCAACCCGTGTTTCCAAGTCTTTTTGTTTGGTTCAAATCATTTTGAATTTTTGTGTTTGGATTGTTCCATTCCGGATAAAAATACAATTTTAAATTATCGGTCAAAGATCCATCGCCGTTCAAATATTCCGGAATTTCCATGTTTTCCAAATTCGACAACGTTTCAAAAATTGACGGAATCATGAAATCAATTTCCAATTCATAAAATCTTTTATGTGTTGTTGGGAAAACCGCTTGCAATTCTGTTTGGATTTCCGCTTGTTCAACCTTTATATCAATATATGTTGCGTCCGTGTTGTTGTTATATTCAAACGCTAAAACAAACGATTCACCTTCTAAAATATTAACATTTACAACTTCCGAAAAAGTCAAAGTTTGATTCAATCTTGATTTTGTGTTTGTCCATTTTTTTAATTCTGTTCTACTTAAAAAAGTATTTCCATCAAACTTCAATAAAACCAATGAAACAAAATCGGTTGTTGTAAAAAATCCGGATTGTGAATTTGTAATTCTAAAAGAAACATTGAAAAATATATCACGCGGATCATCTTGTGACGCATCATATAAAAAACAATTTGACGTTTGTGTCGTTATATATGATCCCGTCAAAGGTGAACGTACAATGTAAATATTTGACGTAACATTTTGAAAATTATTTTGAAGGTTTGTTCCAACAAATTTCATTGGTTTTGCAACTCGATTTCCGGGTTCATCAATTTGAAGTCGCATTGTTTCAAATGTTTCATTTTTCAAATAGATCGTTTCCGCGTTTTGAGTTGGTGAAATTATTTTTCGAATCTTTGATTTTCGAATAGCCATTCCGGATTGATAACCGGTCAACTCAAAATCTTTCCATGTTCCAACCGACAATGTGTTGATTCCTTCACAATTCATTTCCGGCGTTGTTTGATCGATGAATGATTTCAATTGTGTTGTGTCAAAATCTTCATTTGTTAAATGACAATAAGACGCGACACATCCTTCCGATTCAATATCCGAATAAATCAAAATATCTTTGAATGATTCGGTTGAATTTTCAAACGGCTTGAATCCCGTTGTGAATTCGGTGAAAATCATTGGATCCGGATTGATTGAATTTATTTCCAACGTGTCAACTTCAATTGTGTCATCATAAACATTTAAAATTGTGAATTCACCTTCAATGATTGTCCCGTTTGGAAAATCTTCATTTATAGCAACACCACGCAATTTCACCAACATCCCATTGTCAAAACCAAAATCACCCCAATTTTTCCCGGAATTCAATTTGATTGTTTTCAAAGTATTGTTGACTTCAATTGATTCCGAATCCGTCACAATAATTTCGACGGCGACTTCAACTTCAACATTCAGTTTTTGCCAATCACCGACATTCCCCAACAACCAATCCGTTTTCCCGGTTGTGAATGTTTCGGAATATTCGCGTTTTTTAATTTTTACACTCATTTTCAAAATCTTTTATAAGTTTCAAGGCTTCATCCGTTTTTCCTTCTTTTGCCAAATTTACCACTTTTTGTGACACGTTTTTTAATTTCAACATTTTATCCTTTTGATCATCCGGACAATTATCAATGGCAACTTTTATTGATTTGTCAATCATGTTTTGTTGCGATTTTATTTGTTCAATTGCGTTTTTAGATAAATTCATTTGATTTATCAAGTTTTCAAATTCTGTCATAATAGTTCGATTTTCAAATTGTTTGTGTATTTTCTTTTTATTCTATAATCAATTAACCCGGTTGTTTTGTTTGGATTGTAAACGATTTTTTCAATGATGATTTCATTTCCATCGTCATCAATTGCGATGTTGTTTTCCAATAAAATTGAAAAATCTTGAATAGTCATTGGAACCGGTTGTTGTTCGTATCTGAAAAACTGATTGTGTTCACCTTGATATTCCGCGAACGAATTAATGAAATGGAATTTGTCCCAAAGTTTTCGCGCATCCAAATTTTTTCGTTGATCATTTGCCAATTTAGATCCAACCATTTTGACAACTTTTCCCGATGTCAAAAAATGCGATGACAACAACAAAGATCCGACGCGTTCTTCAATCTTTGATTTGAAATTTGTTCCACCGCCAAAAATACCGGTCAAAGAATCCACAATTCCACCAAGAACACGCGCCAATTTTTCAACTTCATTCAATGATTTTTTTTCAACACCCAACGAAAAAGGAATTTGAATTTCTGTCAAATTCTTAATTGTCACAAAATCTTGAATATTTACGCTGACCGGACTTGTGATCGCTTGAAAAACACGTCCGTCCGAATTGTCCAATGTGTTTTGATCTTGAACATCCAATGTCCAATAAATGTTATAATTTGAAATTATTTCATTTGTGTTCAATTTATATTTTTGATGCAAACGTTCTTGGTCATTGAAATAAGAAGGTATTTGATAAGATGACGGAAATTGGAAATTGTCGCGTCTTTGTAAATAAAAAGTCCCGTCTTTGATTCTAAAATCCGCGTTGAACATTTCTTTCATCGTTCGGATCAAATCACCAAACAAATAAATCGGTTCACTATTTGTTGGAAAACCACGTTCCCCGCTTGATCCACCTTTTTTTGATTTTCTTGGAATGTGAACCCAATTCAATTCGTCAATGTCGGAATAAAAATTCAATCCCAAATGTTCACATCCTTTTTCAAGCATTTTTCGAAAACTCATTCCAAGATGAAAACGTTTTGTTGGCAAAATTTGCGCAAATACTTGATTGATTAAATTGATCACCGCGATTGTCATTGCAATAATATAAGCCAAACGCGCCAACGCTTTCAATGTTACCAATATAAAATCACCCAAATCCCAAGCGGTTACAACGCCCGCACCAACACCAACCGAAACACCAACAACCGGCGTTGACGCGTTGATGATGTCGGCGATTGTTTCGGATAACTTTTCAACGTTTTCGATTATTTCTTTTGTCATCATATAAATCGACATTGACAAAACAATCAATTGCATCCCGTCGGGAATGTAATTGATCACATAAGGAACACGAACAAAATCGGAATTGGTGATTGTTCCTTTTTCGTATAAATATGCGAATGAAAATCCGTCGGCGACATCGTTCAACCAATCTTCACCCTTTTTTTTCTTTAATGAACAAATGATTTCTTCACCACCAATTGTTGTCATGCCATCGGTAAAATCTAAATATCCCAAAAATTCAAAAGTTGGATTTGTTGGATCACCAATGACAATTTTGTATTCATCACCTTCAAAGACACCAACACCGCCATTCAAGCCGTCCAAAACACGTTGTTGCAAATATTTGTTTGCATCATCCACAAACGCCAATTCCGACACGTTAATCGCGCCGGAATCCTTTTTGTTCAACCAATCAATTGTGATTTCCAAGTCTTGCCAATTTCGAGGTTCACCGAAATCATTTCCGTTTATAAAATGTCTAATTTCCGCCATTACAATCGAGGTTTTCGGGTTCTATAAATATTTCGTTCTAATTTGTTTTTTTTCGTTATTGTTTCCACAATTTCAACAACGCCATCCATCACACCAACAACATCCAAGTTTTGAACCGGTTTTGATTCAATGGCGTTTTTCACTTCACGCATTTCATCGATCAACCTTTTATCAGTTGTTCCAACCGGAACCGCTTTAATGAACGCTTTTCGTTGTCCGGAAAAGAAATTTGAATCAACTTTTCCCATCGATGCAATATCTTTCATTTTGTAGAAATTATCTTTTCCAAGATTTTCCATTTCGCGCGCGCTGAAAATACCTTCTTTTCCTTCAACCATGATTGGGATTCCACCTTGATTTCCGCGATGCGATTGTCCTTTGAAAATTCCGTTTGACGGCAATTTATCTTCAACAACACCACCATCACCAAAAGACGCCGAAATCGATTCAAGAATTGAGAAATCGCGCAACGCTTTTAAAATTGGATCTTTGTCACCTTGCGACGCGTAATTGTTATAGCTTGTATATAAGGCGCGAACTTTTTCGATTCGTTCTTTTCGTTTTTCTTGCTTGATCAATTCCGCTTCGCGTTTTCCCAATTCACGTTGTTCAAATGCCAATGTATTCGACAAACCTTGTTCCGCGCGTTGTCTTTGAACGTCAATCAATTGTGTTTGTTTTTCAACTTCTTGTTTGGAAACATCAACGCGTTTTTGTGAAATTTCAACCGCTTTGTCCAACACTTGATTCAAAACATTTTTTAAATCTTCAATAAATTTTTCGTATTCGTCAATCGATTTTTGGTTTGATTCACGCGTCAATTCAACGTTTTTGTTTGCCAAATCTTCTTTGATTTGTTTTTCCAATGATGCGCGTTCACGCAACAATTCCAATTCACGTTGCGAATCTTTTTCAACCAACTTCAATTCCGCGTCAATTGACTTGATTCGATTTTGTCGTCTTTGCGCTTCCGCGTCTTCAATTATTTTGGTTTTTTGTTTCTCTAAATATTCTAACTTTTCCAAAATTGATTTTCGTTCCTTTTGGCTTATGTCTTCCGGGTTGATTGCTTTTAAGTTTTCAATTTGCTTGTTCAGTAAATCAAACAATCCCAATTCTTCTTTGTCAACTTTTAAATTGTTTGTCAATTCTTTCACATTGATTCCCGCCAATTTCAATTCCTTGTTTAAATCACGGAAATCACGAACGCCGTTTCGGGTTTCCATCACGAATTCACGGAAACGATTGATGTCGATTTCGTTCATTCCGGTTCCTTGCAATTGTTTGTTTAATTCAACGATGTTGTTTAATGCCAATTCTTGATCATTCACAAACACTTTGAAGTTTCCGTCTTTGTCATATTCAATTTGAAAATCAAGATTCAATCCCATGTTCGACGCTTCTTTGGTGAATTCATCCAATTCCTTTTGCGAGTTTTGACGGAACACAACCAAAAAACGATTGAATTCATTGATCCTTGCTTTAAAATTTTTAGTCACATCATTCACGTATTGTTCCGACAAATTCTTTTCCGTATCAATCAAGTCAATCAACAAATCCAAGTTTTGTTCAAATATGTCGCGATTGATTTCACGGGTTTTTTTCGCGTTTTCAACACGCCCCAAATTCAATTCGTTTTCCGCTTTGATAACTTCTAAAAGGGCGGTTTGTTGTTCTTCAATTAATTCGTTTGAAATTTCCAAATCAATCCCGCGTCTTTGCGCCAATGCTTGAACTTGTTCGGCAAACGCGATTCCTTCCGATTGTAAATCAAGTGACTTTGCTTCAACAACGTTTGCCAATGCATTTTGTTTGACTTTATTGTTTGCCACTTCTAATTGTTTTTTCGCAACTTCTAATTGTTTTTTATTCAATTGCTCTTGGACTTGCAAAGCCAATTTGGAATTGTAAAGTTGTGTTTTTAAAGACAATGTCGCGTCGTCCGCCTTTGATTGAATGATCGCCAATTTTCCCGCCATTCTTTCAATTTCTCTATTCAATGAACGGACTTGATCTTCAATTTTAAACGATCTGTCAATGTATTCCAAACCGGCAACAATAGCCGTTGCGCCTTGTTCAAATGACTTTTTAATTTCTTTCATTCCTTTGTTCATCGTTTCTTTCGCCCCGTCAAAATTAAACGTCAACGCTTGAAAAATTGCCGTAAATCCATCAACTAAAACAACTTTTGCAACTTTTCCAAAAGTGATCAAAGAAGACGACAAAGACATCATCACCTTTTCCATTCGAACCGCACCCGCACGCGATGAACCAAACATTGAAGCCAATCCCGCCAAACCTACAATCACCAATCCAATGATCGACGCTTTTAACGCCGTGTTTAAACGTCCAAATGAAATTGTGAATCTTTGAAGCGCGGTTGCATTATTCCCCAACGACGTTTCCATTTCGTCAACTTCTTGACGTGTCTTTGTCAATATACCGACGAAATTATTCATGACGCCATCAAGGGCGGAAATATTTGTTTTGAAAAGATCGGATGACTTTAACGCGTTGATGATGCTTTCTTCATAGTTTCCGACGTTGATTTTGTTTTTGATGAACTGATCGGAATTGTCGGACAACACCGCCGTCAATTCGTCGATTTCTTGGTTGTATGCTTTTATTTGATCCGCTTGTTCTTTCATGTCTAATGACTGAACAACCAAACGCAACGCCGACATTCTTTCGCGAACATCATCCAAAGTTTTGATTTCTTCTTTTTCCAAAACCAATTTCGCTTTCAACATTTTTTGTTCTTCTTTCGACAACGTTGTCAATTTCAAAACTTCACTTTGTTGTTTTCTAATTTCACCGGAAACACGCTTGATCGCCAATTCCGCTTCGACGCGTTCTTTGTTTAAATCGCGATCAACCTTGACACCAAGATTTGACAATGTGTTGATTTCTTTCAACCTTGAACGATGTTCCGCCAATTGTTTGTCCAATGCAACCAAATCATTCAATTGATCTTCCGTTGTTTGCGCTTCTTTTTTCTTGGTTTCCAAAAAGGCTTTTTCAATTTTGTTGATGTCTTCTTTGGCGTCACCATATTTTTTCACGGCTTTCACCAATGCTTCCGTTTGAACTTCCGTGTCTTTTATTACATCAACATTATCAATGTCGATGAACTTTGTTTTTTCCCGAACTTCTTTCGCTTTTTTGATTAAATCATCACCAAGCGCGTCAAAGTCTTTTCGGATTTTATCGAATCCGCCATCATCGGAAAAAAAGTCGCTATACTTAAAAATTATTGATTCCATTTTTTTTCGGGTTTTTTTCTTTTAAATGTTCCAACGTTGCATAAAATGTGAACGTCATCATTTCGTCCAATTTTTGATTTGTTCTTTCGGCAACCGCAATTCCGAATTTTTGGAAATCAACTTCCAATGTTCGTTCCATGTTGTTTGAAACCCAAACATTCCAATTGTTTGGTTTGTCATGTTCCAATATTTCTTTTTCAATGGTGAACAATCCGTCGTCGTCAAATTTACCATTTATAATTCCGTCTAATAAATTATTCACTCGACGGACGCGCAACGCGGTTTGTTCTTTGTCGCCATTTTTTGGAAAAAATTCGGGATAGTAAACCACCAATTCCGTTTCGATTTTTTTTTTTACTTCTTTCAATTTGTCAATTGATTCCCCAAATCCAAAACCGATTCGATCCAAATGTTCCAAGCAACGATCAAGATCATCCGGCGAAAAAGTTTTGTATTCCGTTTTATCAATTCGCTTCACTAAAACCGCAAATGATTTTCCGATTGGCGTGAAATTATTAAACGCATTAAAAACCGATTGACGGCGATTTTCCAATTCTTGCAACGCTTCCGTTGTCATTCCTTTTTTTACAAATTGAATCGCCTTTGCGGTTCGTTGGTCATAGTCTTCAAACGTGTTCCCGATTTCCATCGCTTGCATCTGATATTTATTGAATCTTTGAAAACGTAAAATTGGCAAATTGTGAATCGAATCAAATAATTCGATTTCATGGTTTTTGAATTTATAAATCATCTTTTAATTATTAAATGCGTTAAACCTAAAACGATAAACGGGATCAACAAATCATGAATGTTGAACCCGAAACAAATCGAATGAATTAATGTGAATAAAACCGACAAATGAAATCGCAAACAAAAACGACATTGTGTCAAATCATAAAAAAGACGATGTTTTGACATTGCACCAATTAACAAAAGTTTGTCCCAAATTCCCCACTTTTCGAAAAGGGCGTCCACAAAATGAACCAATCCCAAAATCACAAATATTTTTTCCATGTATTGTTGTTTTTAAATGTTGCAATCTTCTTGAATCTTAATTGTCAAATCAAATCGGAATGTTTGCATCGGTGCGCGATTGTATGATTCAATTTCGTCAATCACGAATTCACGGAAACATTCACGCAAATCACGGATTTCCGCGTCGATCGTATATTCAAATTCATGATTCAACATTGTGTTGGTCAAAAGTCGTCGCGCTTCACGGATCAATTCTTGTGTGAACAATCCGTTGTCCAATTTCAATTTGTCAATTAATTCCAAATTTACGGAAAATATAATTCCGACCGGGTACGAAATATAATTGAATTGATTTGGTTCAAATTCCGGACGTCCGGTTCCGACCATGAAAAAGAATTGACCTTTGAAATCATTGTCCGGCGTTAACCTTTGATAATTTCTTGAACCGGTTTTGTCCGGCGCGTATGTTTCCGGAAAATAAAACGAACGCCCGTTTTGGTTTTTGAAAAATCTTTGCGCGATGAAATACGGACGATCAATCCAAGATAAGTTCGCAAGAACTTTTCGAATTTCATCACAAGCGAATTCGATTTCAATCGGTGAACCAACAATGATTGGTTTATTTTGTAAATTGGTTATTGACATAGCTTTTAAAATTTGGTATAAAATAATTTTTGACAAACAATTGAAAGTTTTCGTCCGTTATACGCAACACGTCTTTGCCGTAACGCTTTAAAATGAATTTGTCGTATTCGACACCCGACGACACTTCGAAATGGTCGGAAAACGCCTTTATTTCAATATTTGCGTAAAAATCCCCACTATCCTTCAAAGTTGTACGATCCGCCGGATCACCTTTTGAAATTTTCAAACGAATTGTTGTTCGCTTGTAACCGGGCAATTTTTCATTGTTTCCGTCAATTCCTTCACGGAACAATTGTTTGTTGACGATGAAATCTTTCAACACGAAATCAAATTGGCGAATCGTTTTTTCAAATTCCAAGAAAATGTCCGATTCCAATTTGTCCAAATATTCTTTTTGTTTTATAAAAATATCCATAATTAAACAACGCCATACGTCGGCGCGAATGAATCTTCCTTGCATCCTAAACAAACCGAATTGATCCCGGAAATATTAAAAGAAACCGCCTTTAATTCTTTTTGATATTGCGTCGGAATGTTCGTCAATTTTGTATCGACGTCACCTTCTAAATCACGAATGATCATCATTTTGATATTTTCTTCAATCGCGTTTATTTGTTGACTGAACTTCATCATGTTCAAAATCTTTTCCGTCACCTTGATTCCTAAAAGGTTTTTGAAGGCGAATTTGTTTTGAATGAAAAAATCGGTCAAATCACAAATCACGGAAAATTTAAGATTCAAACCGAACGATTGGTTTGATGAATAAAACACTTTTTCCATGTCAAACATTTTTTCCTTTTCGTAATTACCGGACGCGACATATATTGGATAAACGTGAAAATGATTTTGAATTGATTTCCAAACTGACAAATGTGGATCGTTGCATCCACCACAAACACCCGTGTCCCAATTAAAGTTGGAATAATTGATCGCGTTTGACGCCAAATCGTCTTGATAATATCCAAGAACAAAAACACCGCCCGAATAGTTTTCAATTTTGAATGACTTCAAATCGATGTCGGTTGATTTCCATGTCCAACCGGGTGAATTTGTTGACTGAACTTCGAATGTGTGAATTGGATCCAATTTTGACGAATGGAACAAATACAAATTCAACGTTTCATCCGATGCGAATTGCAATCCAACTTCCTTGATAATCGCTTTTAAACCCGACAATGTTTTCACACGGATTTGGAAACCAACGAAACGACCTTGATTTGTGATCGTATCATTAACCCAACCATATTTGTTCAACAAAACGGATTGTTCCAATAATGTTTTCCCATATTCGTTCAATTGACGATATTGAAAAAGATCATTGAACATTTCATTCATTGAATCTTTGATTGTGTTTTCCAAATAATTGTTCAAATCATAAGTTGACGGAATCAATGTTTGAATAATATCCAAAGACAACGCCGGATGTTTTTGTTGGTAGTATTCACCCGTTTCGGTTTGCGTCAATGCTGTATTAATCACAATTGAATTGTCGAAATGTTGACGCCATCCAATCAAATTTTTGTATTGCGGGAATAAATCTATTGAATTAAACATTTTTTTATTTTTTGAGTTAAACAAAAAAACGCCGTTCAATTCCGAATGGAACCAAAACGGCGTTTGTTTTTAAAAAATTAGTTCCGATTAAGGTGCCGGAATAAATTCGAATTTACGAATCGAACTTGGTTTCGTTGTAATGTCACTATTGTAAGGAACAACGATTGCAAAGTCAAATGAAATTTGCCACATTTCAACCATTGTCGCCGTCAAATGACCAAGTCCGGACGCTTCCAATGTTGCTTTGTTGTCACATTTCGATTTGTATTGGATCCCAACCGGAAAAGGTAGTCCCGGCAATAAGTCTTGCGCCCATTCCGTTCCGTCCGTTGCCGTGTGTCCAAATTGTGAATCAAGATCAACACGCGTTAAAAGTCCAACACTTCCGTCCGGCATGAAATATCCGGTTGCTTGAACACCCGCGCCGTTTGTGATTCTATTTGAAAAAGTGAAATCTTTTCCAAAGAATTGGAACGCCGTGTTTGTTGCGTTCATGTCGGCTTGCGCTTGTAATCTTCTAACAACTGACATCACGCGGTGATTTCCAATCACTTTGATTGTCGGATCATTGAAGTCATCCGCGAAATTGATTGCATCAACATCGTTGAAAAAGAAATCAACTTGTGTTGGTTCAACTTGAATTGCATTTGCCGTTAATGTGTAAATGTCACCAACGATTGACGATCCATAAACTTGTGATTTGTTCGCGTCAAACGCCGAATCCAAATCGTTTTCGATTTCTACTTTGAACGCTTCAACCGCTTCACGAATTTTTTTCGCCAAATCCGCTTGGTATGCGATTTCATTTTTCGCGTATTGCGACGGAACCATCAAAATATTAGTTGACAATGTTTTCCAAGTCACACGAACCAAATCCGATTCCGATTGTCCACCGGTGATTGTACATGAACGAGCGTTTGAAATTGTGACAACGCCTTTTTGCATTACCGGGATGTCAAGGTTTCTCCCGACACTTGCGTTCGCTTGCGCGATTAAATCCGCCGAAACGATTGAACTTGGTGAATCCGTCATCGCCAACACAGACGTCAATATTCCGTCTTGTGAAATTCTTAATTCGTCGCGATCGTTGTTTGACGGGTACTTCGCGCGAATGTCTTGTAAAAAAGTTTTGATTAAACTCATGATTTTTTAAAAATTAAATGATTAAAAATTATTTGATTGGCAATTCGGCAACTTTATATTCGTTATACGCTTGTGTTTTCAAATCATTCCATCTTGGATCGCGGATTGTGATTCCCGCATTGTTCAACGCCTTTTCACATTCGTTGTTGAACTCCAATCGAGTTTTGAAATTTGTGTTTTCAAACACAAGTTTTTGTGAACTTTTCCCGTCGGTTCCCGTAATTGTTTGAATATTTCCATTGATTTCCGTTTGCGCGCCACCGCCCTTGCTTGGTTCTTTTTCTAAAATGTCTTTTATAGCTTCAATACTTGACAACATAGCGAACGCGTCTTTCGGTTCGTATTTTACCGGATCAACAATTGGCAATTGTTTTTCATCCAAAAATATCAATTTCCCGTTTTCAATTTTTGAATTTGCAATCAATTGTTTTTTCACGTTATCAATCACCATGTTTTTCAATGAATCCGGAACTTTTGCATCAAATTTCAGTTTTGCAAATGCGCTTTCGATTTCGCTTGTTTTCTGAAATGAAGTTGTTTGGTTCATCGCTTCCGACAACTTTGATTTATATTCCATTTCTGTTTGTTGCCATTGTTGTTTGGCTTGATCGAACATTTCTTGAACGTGTTTTCCACCACCTTCATTCGTTAATTTCGCAATTCTTGATTCCAATTCCTTCACCTTTTCATCCTTCGATAATGAATCCTTTTGAGTTCTCAACGTTTTCAATTCCGTCAAAGATCTTTTTATTAATTCATAGGTTTTTTCTTTTGATCCGTCTTCCTTTGTTCCCGGTGCTTCACCAAGAATTTCCAACACGTCTTGATCATATCTTGAATGAACGTTTTTGATTTCGGCGTCGAATTTTTCTTGATAAATCAATGACGCTTTGTTTTCAATGGTTTTTTTGATTGGTTCCAATTCAACAAGGTTTGGCAAAATTTGTTCCACCAATTCCGGTTGTTTTCCAATTGCTTCGATAATTAATTCTTTTGTAATTTCCATGTTATTCCCTTTTTAATGGATTGATAATTTGTTTGTTTGCTATTCTTGTGACGATTCTTGTTCGTTTTTCCAAGTGATCAAAGTTGCTTTGATTTCGTCTTTTGCTTTTAAACCTGATAAATCGATGTCATTGGCTTTTGCAAATGCTTTCATCGCTTCGATTGTTTCACCATTTTCAAATGGATTTGGGACGTCTTTTTTGGCTTTTGAACCCGTTGGTTCATTCACTTTGTTTTCGTCTAAATTCGCCAATTTTTCTTCAACAATCTTTTCGGCTTTTTCATTTGCGCGCGCTTCAACCAATGCGTCAATTTCTTGTTGTGACATTGATCCGTTTTTTGTTTCCGTTTCAATTGCTTCACCAATTTGGTTTGTTGGGTTGTGGACAACAATGATTTTGTTGTAACCTAAATAACCAAAGTTTTTTTCGATTTTCTCAAACGCAACTTTATTAAAGATTTGCGGAATGACTTTCACTTGATTTTTCGGTTGTCCCGGACGATCAATGATTTGGATCAATAGAACGTGAAAATGTTTTGATTCTTTTTCACTTACTTGTTCCACTACTTTTGACACTTGATTTTCGTCAAGTGCTTTCATTTCTTTGATTGCTTGATCAAAGTTGTTTGCTTGAACTTTTTTCATTTTTATAAAAATTATTAATTAAACTATTCTTTCAAACCAAGAATTTGCAACGCCGTTTGGCGATTAAAACCATAAATTTCAATCATAGTTGCAATTGCGGATTCGGATGACATTGTTCCCGCGCTAACCGCGCCAACGATCCCCAAAATACCTTGAACACCACCAACAGAACCACGCAAATTCGCTTGCGCGTCCAATTGTTCTTGCGTCACTTTCGGTTCATTTTCGTCACCTTCCGTTCCTTGTGGGTTGTTTCTTGCTTGCTTTTCGTTGATCAATTCTTGATTGTAAATATTCAACGTCTGTTTTATTATTTCGATTCTTTTCCAATATTCCAACGAACTTCCGAAATTCAAAATTGATGTGTTTTCGGTTTCAAATTTAGAAATAAATTTTAACAAATTGACTTTTAATGACAAATCAAAATCATCAACAACGTTTTCCGCCTTCAATTCGACACATTCTTTGATCGATAACATCGGGAACGGATCCAAATCAAGCAACATCAAATTTTTTTTCATTTTTTGCGCGTTGCCTTTGTATTTCGTTTCGATTAATTGTCGATAAATGTTCAATTGTTCTTCAACCGGCAATCCAATTTTTTTTGCGTTTTCAAATCTTTTTTGCAAATCGTCTTCACTTACCAAATAGAATTCCGTTCCGAAATTCGCTTCAACTGAAATAGAAACATTTTGATAAATCATTTTTGAAGCGGTTTGGACAATCCAAACAAACAACGCGTCCAATTCATCTTTCGTTCGGATCAAGATTGATTCCATTGAAACGAATGATCCTTTGACTTGTAATTCGTTAAACGCTTCGTTTGTCATTCCATTAATTCCAACGGATTTGACACGAATTTCCATTTCCAATTCATTCAACTTTTCCGGAACATATTTCAATTTGTCCGTGTCCGGGAAAATCATTTTGAAAACATTTGATCCATCATTCAATGATTTATCCGATTGAACTTTGATTCCAATGTGTGTTCCCGGAAAAATATGTTGTCCGCCGTCGGCACCACCGCAAGCCGTGCAATCTTTCCAAATTGTTCGTTCTTGTCCGTCGCGAGGTTCAACAATCGTTTCCGATACTTTCCCCCCTTGACAATCCGGATTTGGACATTTTTTGATCGGTGCTTCCGTGACCGGAAATGGCGCGTAATGGTCAACATAATTTCGATAAATATCGAACAACGTCCAATCTTCAAATTTTGACAATGCCGACGTAAACGCAACACGTCTTTTGAATTTGTTTTTTGACGTTCCGGTTTTAATAAATGACTTTGCGGGACAATATCCAATTTTGTGAATTTCTTCCGATACAAATTCAACAAAATCCGTGTCCGAATCTTTTTTGAACACGAAAAATGTTTGATCATCATAAACGGAAAAAAACGTCGTTGTGACGTTTGGTTTTGTTTCGTGTTTTTGTACTGAATGAATAAATGAAATGTATTCCAAATTTCCTTCATCATCTTTGAATTTGGCGTCAACCAATCTTGATGAATCAATGAAAATCAAATAAGGTTTTCCGTTTTCGTCATAATCTAAAACAACGAATGAATTTGGTTTGTTTTTGAAAACTTTTTGCGCGTGTTTTTCAATCCACTTTGCCGGCTCCGATTCTTGCATCCATTCCGACAACAATTTGACGTCTTGGTTTGAATCGAAATTGAAATATTTATTTTTCCCGTCAAAGACTTTGAAATAGTCATTCAAAATTGAATCGGACAATTGAACAACCGGCAAAGGATAACGCGCAAATTCTTTCACGCGATCAAATTTTTTGTCGGAACGCTTTTTCATTTTTGACATCAAGGTTCCCCAATATGGTTCACCATTCAATTCATTTTCCGACATTACTTCCGTAAAAACACGCAATTGTGATTCGTGAATTTTTACGTCATTGATTTGTTCTTTTGATTCGGGCGAAATTATTGTCGCCTTTGCCGTTTCTTTGTTCAACTTCTTTGTGTTACTTTTTTGAAATTTCGATTCCGTTCCAATCAAATTCGTCATCCGCCAATTCAAATCGCGAGTTTGGCAACTTCAACAATTTGTTCGCTTGGTCAATTTCGAATTTTTGAACTTTTGGTTCCTTTGTGTCTTTCGCGATCAAACCAACTTGATGTTTTTTCACGCCTTGAATTTCTTGTTTTTTAGCCATGATAAAAGGAATTAAAAAACAATTACAATTCCGTTAATGGATTGAAATTTGGTTTGATAATTTCCAAATCATCCGACCAACCTTCCGACAATTGGAATGACATATTCACAATGTCTTTCGATCCATAACCGGAATTCGAACGATCCGAAACGAAAACCGATTGAATCGGGAATCCTTTTTTCTGATCCGTTGACACTTTCACAACTGCGATTCGTCCACCTTGTAAAAACAAATAGACAACCAAGTTTTTTTCACACATCAATTTTTTCATTGCTTTTTCAGTTACCGACGGCAACGATTTGAAAACACATGAAAACGATGACGGGTTCACACCTTCGATTTCTTCAACACCATTCATTGTCGAGTTATCACCACCACCATTCGTGATTGCTTCACCCGCTTCAATAACCGGATCACCACCAATGATCGGCGTCACAACAATTTTCGTGTTGTCCGTTGCCGTCATTTTAGCTTGCCAAACCGATAAATTCAAAATATCCGTCGCCGGCGTTCCACCCGCGTCAAATAAATCACCAACCCTTTGGAATCCCAAACGTTGGATTTGTTTCAAATCAACACCACAATTTTCCGCGACGATTTCCGTCAATGCGCTTGGTGCGGGACAATTACAATCCATAATCAATAAATTTAAGTTACTATTTTTTAAAAGTTTCGCGACCGCTATCCCTTTGAAGTCTTGACAAATTTATACAAAAAATTTCAATATCAATAAAATAAAAAAATCCAACACGTTGAATGTGTTGGATTTTGATTTTATATTTGGTGATTTCTTATTCTAATTTGGCGACAAAAAAGGCGGGATCTTTTATGTTTGTTAAATCTATCCGACCGGAATCCGTCTTCATTGTTATCGATTTGACGGGACTTTTTTTCAACGTTTCTTTTTGTTTGTCGGTAAGTAAGAAAACGAACATCGAATTGGATCCACAATGAATTCCGTTTTTGTTTGTCATGACGACTTTGTTTCCGTCATCCAATACAAATTCGATTTGGCTTTGGTTGGTGATGCAATACGAAACCGCGTCCAACTTTGCCGACATCATCGTTTCGCCGTGAATTGTTTTCAGTTCAACAACGAATGGAATTGTGTTTTCATCCGTTCCAAATGCCAATGTCGATTTGATTTCCATTTTTTCGAAATCTTCTTTGATCACATCAACTTGTTTTTCCATTGCGACCGCCGAAAACATCGTTCCAACGAGCGCGACAATTAAGATTTTTTTCATGTTTTTTTGCTTTTTAATTATACAATAGATTTCAAATGTAATAAATTTATTTTAATATCAACCGAATGTGACTTCAACTTCATTGTCGGTGATTAAATGTTCATGAACGGCGTATGTCAAAACATCAACCATGTCATCATGTGTGTCGTTCGGGAAATTACAACATTGATCAATGAACGATTCATTCCAATTTCCTTGAATCAAAACCACTTTTCCGGATGCCAACAATGGTTGAATGTTTTCAACGCGTGTCATCTTACCAAACGAAACAACTTTTGAATTGATCTTTCGGCAATTGAATGATCCATAATTCGGTGATTTTAACATTGAATAAAATCCAAACCCGGACGCCTTCATTTCAATCCAAACGGATGACGTTGATCGATAACCGGACGAACGCAAGAACGGAACAACGAAATCCAAATATTCGTTCAATTCTTTTCGAACACCATTGCAATTGAAGACATACAATTTCCCGTTGTAAAATGATGTTACCATTTGCGCGGATTCATCGTTTCTTGAATCATCTGTGAACGCGCCATCGATCCAAAAGTCTTTTTTTATTTGTAGCGGGTTGAATGGCAATTCGGATTCCTTCATGATCGGAAACCATTCGCGTTTCAATTTGTTCCCGGATGCCGGCGACGGACGTTGTTGGTTCAACGATGCGTGTGTTGTTGGGTTCGTTTCTTTTACCTTCAAAAGTTTTTTCGCTGAATGTTTCTTTTCCCATAAGGCTTCACCGATTTCACGCGGATCATCATATTCCATCGCATTTGACATTGGTAGTTTATCTTCTTTCAATGCTTGCAAACAAATGATCGTCCATTCTTTCGCTTCGCTTTCGTTGTAATGTTTATTTTTTGGATTGAATAATCGTCCCGCCAAATCGTCTTCATGCCATCTTGTAAAAAGCATTAAGACACGCGAATCATTGTGAAGACGTGTCGAAAAAACGTCATTGTACCAATCCCACAACGTTTCGCGATATGTTTCCGAATTGGCTTGTTTTCTGTCTTTGATTGGATCATCGATGATTCCAAAGTCAATTGGATCACCGGTCAATTGTCCACCGATTGAAACCGCTTTGAAAAATCCTTTGTGACCAATCGTTTCAAAAAATGTGTTGTTTCTCAATTCGTTCCCGCCTTCAATACCTTTTGACGGCAACATCACGCCCGGATAAATTTCACGGAATTTGTCCGAATCGATAATGTCTTGACATTTACGATTGAACTTTGACGCCAATTTGTCGGAATAAGACGCGACAACGATTTTCGCTTTTGGATTGGAACCAAGTATTTTCGCCGGCGTGATTTCGGATGACATCGTTGATTTTGTGTGTTGTGGGGGCATGAAAATAGCTAATTTATTGATTTTGCCTTCAATCCATTCGTCCAATTTTCCCATCACCAAATGATGAAACCATTCGATGTCATATTCCGGGAACATGAACGTTGTGAAATGCGTCAATTTTCTTTTGGCTAATTGTCCATGAATGATCCTTTGTTCCTTCAATTTATCAAGAATTTCAGAACGCGTCAATTTCTTTGAATTATCGTCCGTCATTGATCTTTTTCGTTGTTTGGTTCAACATTTGAATCAATTCGTCATCGGTTGCGTCTTTCAACTGATCTTCAAATTTCGATTTGTCTTGTATCTGAACGAATCTTCCGAATCCTTCTTGACGTGCCAAACGTTCTAAAACGAAATGAATTGACTTTTCCGATTTGTTTTTCAAATGAAACGCCAATCCTTCTTTTGCAAGATCAATCATTTCACCTTTTCGCAATTCGTCGATTTTGTCACGCAATGGTTTATCGTTCTTTAACCAATCATAAATCGTTTGTCTTGATACGCCAAGCGCGCCCGCCATGTCCGAAATATTTCCGACCGCTTGTTCCGCCGTTTTCCAAATGACTTTTTTTGACGGCTTCTTTGGAAACTTTTTTCCCTTTTCGTTTTCCATGATAATTGATTTTGAATTATTAATAATAAAATGAACTTTTTATTGAACAAAATGATGATTTGTCGTCCGTGTGATCCATTAATCTTTGCGAATTTATCACAATTTATTTCGTTTTTTTTTAAATTGTCAAGTATGTAAACACGGAATTTTGGTCATTTTGCTTTTGTAAAGATACTTAATTCTTTGATTTACTGATTTTTACACTTTGAATTTCATCACCAACAAAACAAATTCGTTCGGTTGATTCCTTCAACATTTGGAACGCTTTTGAACACTTTGTGATCGGTTCTTTGAATTGTGACAATCCTTTTGAAAAATTTATGTTCGTTTCTTGTAATTTTTTGACGATGCTTTGTGTTTGCAATTCGACGTTCCATTGTTTTAGTCGGGCGATCGTTTCGTTCACTTCTTTCAATTCGCCGTTGCGGAATTCTTTTTTCAGTTTTAGCAATTGAATCTTTTTCGCTTCTAATTTTGCCAATCTTTGATCAATGATAAAATTTCCCATGATTTCAAATTTTTGATTTGTTAATGTTTGACTTTGCTTCCGGGATTGGAATTTCGGATTGTTGGATTTTTATTTTTGTAGTGCGTGAAATGAAGTCCAACAAAGTTTTCATTTTTGGATTTGTAGATTTTCCAACGATAATTGTCCCACAATTTTTCATTCCTTTTCCCTTTGAAATGTTTGACAAATATAAATAAAAAACACGGAACCAAACGTTTCCGTCGATTCCGTGTTGAACTTAACAAACTTTTAAACTAAATATGATTTTTCAAAAGTAATGATTTCCGCGTCATTTACTTCAATGTCTTCGATTTTTTTTGGATCCATTTAATTCAATTTTTTATCCGCCTTTTTTGCGGGTTTGTCAATTGGTTCATAAGTGATCAACAATGAAGATTTGTTGTAATTGTGCGCGATTCTTAACAATGAATCAATCACTTCATAAACATTCAAATCCGGGTTGTTTTTCTTTGTTTCATCGATCGCGCCGAAAATGTTTCGCGACAATTCGTTTGTTCTTGCTTCCGATTCTAATTGTTCCGGCGATTTTCCGGTCGGTTGTTCTTTTGCTTTTTCCATGCTGAAATATTAAAAAATTAACTAATAAATTTGATATGATTCGGATTGATTGTGTGAATCTGTCCGTCTTGATCTTCAACGATTCCGATTGTGAAATTTCCGAATCCACTTTCGCCGGCTTCAACGGCTTCATTTCCCCAACAATGGAACATTCCTTCAAATTCAAAATCAACAAATTTTCCTTTTTCACATCCTTCCGGTTGAATCCATTTTTTCGTGTTTACCTTGACACGTCTTTTTTTCTTTTCCATGAATCAAAAATTTTCGTTTGGAAATCGTTTTTTCGCCAATTTCAAATCGATTTCAATTTCTTGTGAATCTTCATGAAATGTGACTTCATTTTTGTTGAACCATTCCGGTTCGCCATAAATCGAATATAAATTCGAATTGACCGAATTTCGAATGAAAGTTGCTTTCAATCTTATCGTCTTTTTTTGCTTGTTTTTATTCATGCTTTTAAAATTTAACGGCGGGATGTTGCGGTTCCCAAATTTTATGATGTTATTTTTTTATCATTTACAAGTCCCGCCGTTGGTTTATTTTATTGTTTTATCATATTCGTTTACGAAATAACGCCATTGAAATTTGCCGATCGATTCGCGACAAAGAAACCGCCATGTCATGACATTGAAGTCAAACCAACCAATTGTGTGTTCATCTGTCTTTTCATTATAAACAAGAACATCAACCGAATTATTCCCGGACGAACTGAATTCATCCGGAAAATCGCTTTCACTATTCCAATTCATTTCCGATGTCGAATTTTTCTTTGGCTTTTATTGACTTGAAATCAACGTAATTTTTAAAACAATGTATCACGTTATAAAAAAAGAAAAGAACGAACACCGCAAAGAAAAACCACTTTGCAAAGGCGAATTCCTTGATGATTAAAAAAATGATAATCGCAAAAATTGAAAATGACGCGTTCATGAATCTATAAATCGCGCGACGGAAAATTTGATTTCTTTTTTGTTCAATATAAATTTCGTCAATCATTTCCGTTTGATCCTTTGTCAATTCGATTCCGAATTTATTTTTCATTGATGTTCGGACGAAATATTCCGTTTGTGTTTGGTTTCTTGTTGCCATGTTTAAAATTTATTTATGTTTGAAATTCTTTCATCACAATATTCAATAAAATGATTTTTTAATTCATCAAAATATTGAATTGATTCGTCGTTGTCGAAAAGTCCTTTTGGCTTTTTTTCGTTGATTTGATTTTTGAAGTTTACAAAAATATCAATCATTGTGATTTTATCTTGACGGATCAATTCTTGACGTTTTTGTTCGTTTTCATTTTTATTTTTCGCCAACTGAATTTCATTCAACATTTCTTCAAAATCTTCATTGTGAAAATTTCCGATTTGATATTTGTCCCAATAAAAATCAAAACCGGAAACGTTTTGTTCTTGATCAACATTCATTCCGATTGCAATCAATTTTTTCAACCTTTGATCAATAAGTTCCAAAAATAGTTTTTCTTCTTTTTCTTTGGCATCTTTCACGGCTTGAATTTCTTTGTTGATCGATTCCATTTTTTGAACCAAACTTTGATTCACCATTGATTTCATTTTGTCGAAATCTTGTTGGACTTCCGGGATGACTTCTTTGTCAAACGCTTCGAAAATTGTTTTGTTCGTTTGTTCATGATTGTCGATTGTCATTTGGAAAACCAAATCCAACAATCCTTCACGGACATCGAAAATCCTTTGACGTTGTTGTGAAATTTCATTTTCCTTCAATAATGAAATCTTTTTCGATACTTTGTCCAAACATTTTTGTTTTTCCAATTTCACTTTTTCATTTGATTCGTCATCAAATTCAACATCACAACCCAACATCGTTTGGAACACGCCGGAAACCATTTGTCGAACCAATTTTTCATCAATGGTTCCAACAACATCGTCAACAATTTGTTGTCCATCAATGATCATTTTATTGATGATTCTTTCGCGGTCATTTTGTAAATTTTGAATTCTTTGTGATTCTTTGATTTTCACATCATCAATTTTAAAATGAAATTCTTTTTCAAGTTGTTCGGCTGATTCAACAAATAAAAAGTCAAATTCTTGGAAATCATTTTCGTCGATACAACTTTGATAATAATTTTTAAAATCTTGAATCGCCGAATCAATGTTTTCAAAAACTAAATGATCGATGATTGATTGGAATTGTTTTTTACAATCATCAATTCGGTTTTTTATTCCGTCGATTCTTTCGTTTTCCAATCGTTCTTTTTCTTCTTTTTCTTTGTCCAAAATCGCTTGGAAACGATCGATTTCGATTTGTTGTTTGTCTTCATGCGGTTGAACAATTGAAACCAACATTTCGTTTTTCGCTTTTGTTGATTTTCTGAAATTGTTCAAAAATGTCGCGATCAATCCGTCTTGTTTCTGAACTTCCGTTCGCCCGGACTTCAACGCGGTTCGTCTTTTTTTGGCTTCATCAAACGTTTTTTTGTCGGTGATTTCGATGAATGGATTTTCATCAACCAATGTTTTCAATTTTGTTTCCCACTGATCCAATTCAACCAAGTTGTTCGGATCCAATTTCAAAAGTTCAAATTTGTTTGTCTTCATGTTTAATAAATTTATTGTTTTCTTTTTTTTAAATCATTTATAAAATCAACATAATCACGCCATTCATCTTCATCAAGTGACCAAATTTTTTCAATATAAAGTCCCGACATTATTCCCGGAATCCCGAATTGCGCTTCACCAACTTCAACCAATCCCATGTTTTCAATTTGAATCAATCTTTGTTTTGTTCTTTTATTATTTCCATTGAAATCATCATGTTCGAAAAAGAATTTGTTTTTAATTAACAAATAATCTTTTTGTGTCATTCTAATCAAATATTTTAAATATCCGATTGATCTTTCAAGGTGATGCAATGCGCGTGATTCAAGTTCATTGAACTTGACTATTGCTTGACGGCTTCCGTAATAATAACGTTCTAATAACAAACCATGATTCCACAATTCTTTCACTTCATTTTTTTGACTTTGATCCATTGTTTATTTGTTTAATAGTGATTTTAATTTGTTTTTTGTTTCCAATGGAAAATCGTTTGACAAAACCCAATTCAAATAGCCGGGATCATCCAAAACATTTTTGTCTTTGCATTTTCCAAATGACCAACAAACGATTCCGTCTTTGATGTAAGTTTTTCCCGCGAAATCAAATCGTTCGTTTTCACCTTGACAAAATTTGTCGATTGATTCAATTGTCAATTCGCCGTCAAAGTCTTCATTTTGGGTTTTTAATATTTCCAAAAGTTTCGGGATTTGATGTTCGAAAACAATTCGTGTCGCGTCCGTGTCCGCGCTTGCGTCATGTGCATTTTCCAAATCGTTCCCGGTATATCTTTTGAAGGTTTCACCAAGTTTGTGTGAATTGACGATTCTTTCAATTTTCATCACATCAAGCAAATTCACATCATCATCCGGAAAAACAATTCCGCATTTCTCAAATTCCATCGATAACAATGGAATGTCAAAGTTGTCCGAATTGAATCCGCCAATGTCGCATCCGGTGAATTCGTCTTTCAATGCTTTTGCAATTTGTTTGAACGTTGGCGAATCCTTCACCATGTCGTCCGTAATTCCATGAACTTCCGTTGCTTCTTTTGGAATTGGACGTTCGGGATTGATGAATTTTGTTTTGTTTACAATTTCACCATTCGGAAAAACTTTCGTGACTGCTATTTGGACAACTTTGTCCGACGTGATTGAAACACCCGTTGTTTCAAGATCGAAAAAAACGATCGGTTTTGATAATTTAATCATTTGATATTTGTTTTAAAAGATTGTTAATACCGCGCCCGTCTTTGATGCTTTTTCCCGAACCCCATCCCGAATAAGGAAAAAACGTGACTATTTCATTTTTAAAAACAAACTGAATTGATGTTTTTGTCTTTTGAATAATATCAAAACCAAGTGATTCAATTTGATTGATTGCGAATTGCATCCGTTTCGGTTCCAATTCTTGTTGACGTTCTTTGTCTAACCTTGCCATAAATCTTTGATAATATTTTTATTTGTTTCATTGTATTGGAATTTTTTTTCAAATTCATCGAATCCGATTTCATCAACGATTTTAAAGCCGTTTAAAAGACTAATCACATTTTGACGACACAATGTTCGGTTTCGGTTGACAAAGTTCATTTGAAGGAACGTTTGTGTGTTTGTGATGCGTTTTCGGAATGATTGAATGATTCCCGAATTCGTTTCCATTACTTTTTGATAATTGATTGGATTGATTTTCTATTCAAATAAACGATCAAACCAACACATAAAATCGAAACCAACATGATTGATGTGTGAATTCCGATTGTTGCCAATAATACACAATATAAATTTTTCATTTGTTTGCTTTTTTAATTTTCGATGATTTCTTTTTCTTCTTTTAGTCTTTCAATAAATTCCGAAATAAATTGATAATTGAAAAATGACAAAGGTTTTCCAACAACATTGATGATGTCATAACCACAAAAAATCATCAATTCGATCATTTCTTTCAATAGTTGTTTTTTTTCTTTTGGTTTCATTTATTGATTTTTTAATAACCGCCCGAATTAACGGGCGGTTGATTTTATTTATTTGATTTTTCTTGTTGTTGTTATGAATCTAAAATGTGAACAAACTTCAACGCCATCAACCCAAATCAAACGCGCGTGAACTTCTTTGTCAATTTTAGAAATAAGAAATTCCAATTTTGAAGTTCGACTTTTAATTTCTTCAACGTTAAAATGTGAATATCCGAAACCTTCTTTCACTAATAAAGAAACCAAACGATCAACTTTTTCATCAAATGATTTTTTTGCATAGTTCAACGCGTTCATTGTGATTGTTGCGTCAAATTTTAATTCATGTTCAATTCGGTCAATTCTATATTGAAAATTTTTGATTGATGTTTGAATTCCATGTTCGGACATTTTCATAGCTTTTTCCGATTTTGGGAATTCGATGATTTCTTTTTGAATGTTTTTGATGATTGCTTTTCGTGAATTAAATTCAAATGCAACACATGAATTCAAATATTCATTTTCAAATGTCATTAATTTTCGACGCAATTGTGAATTTATGAATTCCGTGTTTTGACGATCCCTTTTTTCTTGTGCTTTGTTGATTTTTGTTTCCATTTGTCTTCGATTTTTATGTTTATTTGTTTGTTTTGCGTTCACAAATATAATAATTATTTTATACAAAAAACATTTTTTATTGTTTTTTTTAAAAAACTTTTATTTTGTTTAATAAAAAAACCATTTTCCCGACGTTGGAAAAATGGTTGATTTTTAAAATGGCAAATCGTCATGTTCTTCACTTGAACTTGGCGGGTTTTCAATTCCGTTGTTTGGTTGCTTATTCATGTATTGATCAACCGCGCTTGATTCATTTGTGTTTTGATTGGATTCGGATGAATTTGAAGACGACATGAACGTCATGTTTTGACCAACGATTTCCGTTGTGTATCTTTCAATGTTTGACGCGTCGGTATATTTACGCGTTTTCAATTTTCCTTCGATCAAAACTTTGGAACCTTTTTTCAAATACTTTTCCGCCAATTCTGAAAGTTTGCCATTCAAAACGATTCGATGCCATTCCGTCAATTCCTTTTTTTCGCCGGATGATTTATCCGACCAATGTTCCGTTGTTGCGATTGATAATTGCGTCAATTGTGATCCGCCGTCAAAATGCTTTGTTAATGGATCGGAACCCAAATGTCCAATCACAATCGTTTTTTGAAATGTACTCATGTTAATATTTTATTTTGTTTTTAAATTGTGAAAACCCGATTTGAAAAAACATATATTTCCAACCGGGTTTTTTCTTGATCGTTGGATGTTTCCTTGATTTGATTTGTTCGATTTCTGAAAAATTTATTTCAGTTGAAAAAACCTTTTCGCCTTTGATCGAAATCATTTCAACTTTTGTTTCCGGTGACAAACCAAATGATGTTGTTGTTTTTGCCATTTTAAAACAATGAAGTTTGTGTCTTTGAATTTGCCTTGCGACAATTTTTTTGTTTTTGTGAATATTCACGGGAAATCCAAAGTGAAACCGGGCGTCCATGTCCTTTTGGATTTAAGTATTTCGAATATCCATGATGAACGATTAAATTGTCACGTTTTAATTCTTTGAATATTGCGCCCCAAATTCGCGGTTCTTGTGGTTCATCATTTCGTTCATGAAATTTGTTTTTCACTTGTTCCGATGTGAAAGGTTTCATTTGTGTTTTTATAAATTCTTTTGCGAATTCAATCGCGAACGTATAATATACATTTTTCGTTTTCATCTTTTTTCCCGCCATGAATTTTTGATAATTGATATTTTTTTGATAAATCCGGATTTCTTTCAAATTCCAAGTTGTGATCAAGACAACAAGGCGCAAAAAATCGTTCGTCAATTATTAATGGAATTTTATTTTCTTTTGCCAAATCGTCGGCAAATCCTTTTCGTCCCATTCGATGTTCAATTGTTGTTGCCAATTTTCCACAATTTTCAACAAAACAAAATTTGTTTTCCGGCTTTGATAAAAATTGAATTCTTAAAACTGAATATTTTGAATTCAAAACCGATTGTTTCTTTGATACTTTTCGAATTTGCTTTGGTTTTTCTTTTGGTTTTTTTTGCAATGTTTCTTCATGTTTTCTTTTGCATTGTGACGAACAAAATTTGTCCGTCGTTCTATACATTTTGAATTCATTGTCACATTCGGAAAACTCACAAATTCGATGTGTTTTTGTTTTCATGATTTTTTAAAATTAGCCGGACAATTCGCCCGGCTTTTTTTATTACAACAATTCGTTTTCTTTTTCTTTTTCTTCAATTTGATCCAACAAATCTTGTTGCGCGCGTTTATTCTTGAAAATATACAAATAAACTTCCGAACGGATTTGTTCGCAAATATCTTCAACGTCTTGTTCGAAACCAAGTTTTTCCGATGAAAACGTGATGTTCGGCGTTGCAAGTCCAACCGATGAATCATTGCATTTTACGGATCCGGTGATCTTAATTCCGCGCAACTGATCTTTTCCAACATAAACAATCCCGGAAACCTTGCATCGATCAACACATTTATTGTAATTGTCAACGGCTTGTTGTAATGCTTCCGGATCTTTTCGCGTGTTTTCCCTTGCAAAATCCCATCCCGACAATAAATCAAGACGGCGCGCCATGTAAGGTTGTAACAAATTCAATTTTTCATTCATGTCCGGATGTGGTTCGCCTTCACATTCAATCATGTGTTTCACGGCGTTGGTTCCTTTTTCGTAGTAAGTAACCGCCAAACCTTCATTTGTCAATTTCATTTTTTCCAAATCGAAATTTTTAAAATCCAATTTTCTTGATTGTTGGACTTCTTTTGGATTCCCGGAATCCTTTGGTTCTTTTGATTTTCCCATTTTTAAAAGTATTAATTAATTTTTGACTTTGTTTTTCAATGACATTTCCAATTGATATTTCATCGCGTCACGGACAACAATCATTGAATTGATTCGTTGATCAAGTGATTCGATAAATCTTCGACATTCACTTTCACTTGTTGCGCGATGATAACCATTCCCCGTTGCGACTAAATTATTGATGACATTATTGATTCGAATGTGATTGATAATTTTTCGAAACCTTGCGGGATCTATTTTGAAGGAATTCAATTTCATTTGCTTGATCAATTCCGTCGATGTGATTTGATTTTTTTGACCAACTTTTGTTTCCAAAATTTTCACAATGTAAGGCAACAAAACTTTGTGTTCATAATCTGTCAAATCATGCGTTTGATTTTCAAAATTATTGACCATTTTATTTTGATTTAATTTTCCAAACTCCGATTGTATATTCGTGAACAAACAATTCATCAAGTCTTTTTGATGAATGTGACAAATGTGTTTCTTTAATTAAGTTGAATTGATCAACGTAAATGAAACCCGCGTTTTTTTTAATGTGATGAATTATTTTCATTGTAAAATATTTTAATAATCATCATGCCCGCCCGGCATTGAATCCCAATTCGGTTCATCCGTATCACCATAATCGCAAAAAGTACAATTGATATTTGTCCAACTATGTGAACCGCTTCCGTCATGTTCAACATCCAATTCACATCCACATTCCGGACACGGATTTTCACCGGTTCCAAAAAATATCACCGACGGCAATATTTGAACCAATTCCGAATGATCTTTCAATGTTGGAAACGCTTGTTGAACAAATTCCAATGGATCAATTTTTTCATCGTCCAAGATCGTTTGAATTGAATGTCCGAAACAATCATCAAAAGGAATTTCAAATCTTTCGAATAATTGTTCCATGATGTGTTGTTCGATGTCTTTTCGTTGCGTTAATTTCTTGAATAAATCAAACGCGTCGTTGTCTTTAAAGCTAAAATTTTTCATTTTTATTGTTTGTTTTAAATTTTCCACGCTTCAAAAATACAATTTTTATTTTATTTTCAAAACAATTTTTATTTTTTTTCATTTTCGTCAATCAAAAAACAACAATCATTTTCACTTTCACCAAAACCAATACATTCGTCACAATCCGTCAAACTATAAAAAATATATTTATCATTTTTAGTTCTTGAATTTTCATTCAATTCAATTTTATAATTTTTGTAAACCATTTTAAAATAAATTATTTGATTTGTTTTTCTGAATTCGTTGTTCAATCCATTGGAAATCATTTTCAATTTTGTATTTGGCAAAAATCAAAATACAAAGTGAATCGGATGTTTTCAAATTCACTTTTAATTCCGGAAATCTTTTTTGTGCCAAATCTTTGAATCTGTTTTTCCGTTCCGTCTTTGTTATTTTTTCGCCTTTTATCCTTAAACCCAATGATGATTGCCATGTGATCGGATAAACTTCAACGATGTCGATTCCAAACAATTTCAATGTCGTTGTTGTTTGTTCGTAATTCGCCAACATTTTATTGATCCCGAATTTTTTTCCCGGTGATTCATCGTCGTTGATAAACGCTTGAACCTTTTCGATGAAACAAATTGGGTTTTCGTATGTTTCCAAAATGTATTTGATAAATTTTCCGAATTCGTCAACCGAATTTGGCATTTGGACGGCTTGCGTTTTCCCATTTGAGAAAACCGCAATTCCGCCACTTTTTCCCGGATCAATTGCGATGATTGTGTTTTTGTTCATTACTATAATTTTATAGATTTTATTTCTTTTATTTCTTTCAAACATTCCGGACACGTTATTCCGCCACGTTCAACAAATTTTGTTTTAAATTCACAACCACTTTCGCCAACACCAAAGAATTCACCTTGACAAAGTGTTTGTGATCCGCCTTTGTTTGCGACATAATGCCAAAATTGAAATTCTTTTTCTCTTTTTTCACCACAATCATCCGATAAAATTTTCACAACTGAATGTCCCATTATTTAAAAATATATTTGTTTTGTCTTAATTCCATAAACTTCAAACGCGCAATTGAATTTTCGGCAATGTTCACCGCGTCATTTCTTTTGATCCTTGAAATCGCTTCATTGATTGCGTTTGTTCGAATCAAACCGATTGGAACGTGTTTCAATTCCATGTTTTTAGTTTCGCGAATATCACGTTGCAAATAAAGTTTGCACGCGTCAATTTTTTCATCGGTGATGTTGTCAAATTCTTTTGGATCCAACAAACCTTTTTCGATCAAATATTTTTTCACAAACGTCCAAAATGAAATGTCGGTTTTTTCAAAATATTCATCCGGTTCGTTCATTAATTCATTGAAGTATTTTTCGCGATCTAATGTTTGAACAACTTCAACACGTTTGAATTTTTCCCAATTGTTTTCAATTTCTTGATTTGTCAATTTTCGTGTTTCCTTGTTTTGACGGAATGAACCTTTTCCAAGAAATTCAAAGTCGAACCAATAACACATTTGAACCAAACGATCCGCAACACGCCCGTCGTAATTTTCCGCGATTTCTTCAATTGTCAAATTCGTTGTTCCAAATGTTTTCCAACCTTTGTCAATCCAAAATTCATATCGTTTCAATAAAACAAAACGAATCACGTTCAATTCATTTGAATAGTGTTTGAACGACTTTTTTTCACCTTCGTCACCAATATCATCAATGAACAAGTTTTGAACGGAAATGAAGTCCAAAACCTTTTGTTGTGCATCTTCATTACTTCCGGCGGATGTGTAAATTTGGCAAAGATCCTTTGCGGTTGTTTTTACAAATTTATTTTTCCCAATGATTCGGCGATTTCGATGATTCACAACATCAAAGAAAAACGATTTTCCTTGACCATACTTTGTCGAAAACGCGATGATTCCTTTTGTTGAATCCATCGTTTTCGTAATATCAAAAATAATGTCCATCGAATCGGAAAAAGTCTTTTTTATTTTTTCACTTACAATCAATTTTTTCACGAAAAAGTTTTCCGCTTCAAATTTGAAATTTTCAAATATTTCGTCCATGTTCATCATAATAAATCATTTGTTGTTGTTGTTACTTTTTCAAAATTTCCGGATCCGTCGATTTTCTTTGTTGGCTTTTCATTTGCTTCAATCAAATATGAATTGAATTTGTCACCAAATAATGTTTCCGGGCGAATGTACTTTTTCATTTTTGGATCATTTGTCCATTCCCCAACCTTGAAATCAATCACGCTTTTAAAATCTTCAAATTTGAATTTTTCTTTTAATCGATTTGTAATGTCTTTTAAATTTGCTTTTGTTGGCTTGAATGGAATGTTTGATTTTTTTGTTTGGTTCAAATATTCCAAAACCGATTCCGGGATTGGAACAATCACGACATCCGTGTTTGTAAATAAATTAGTATTTGTATTATTATTTATATTATTAAGCGGACTAATTTCACCGACGCCGTCTTTTTCCGACACGGACTTTTTCGGAATCGGAAATTTCACCGCGTCGGAAATTTTCGGAAACGGATTCAAAACGATTTCCATTTGACCGAATTTCCCTTTTTCGGCTTTCGCTTGTTCCGTTGTTATCCATCCAAAATTCGTCAATTCTTTCATGTATTTGATCCGCGTATCTTTTGAAAATCCCATGTCTTTTTCAATCACCGATGTTCGAAATGTCCAATCGTCCGGTTTACTACATAAGTAAACAAAAAGGAATCGCGCATCGCGGGAAATTTTATTGTCATTTATCAAGTCATTTGGAATTTGTGTGAAATTCCTTTTGATCAAATTTTTCATTTCAAACGTTTTAAAGAATTTGTGATTTCGTTTGTTGTTCGCATTGACAACGATCGTTGATCCGCTTTTTTGGCTTTGAATTTTTCAATTAACAAAACAAGAATTTGCGATTGTTCATCATGCGTGAATTTATTGAAACAATCTTCCGTGATAGATTTCAAAAGTGAATTCGACTTCAATTCCAATTCCTTTTGTCGGGAACTTTCATCATGTTCGCCGAACAACCATTTCCAAAAATTAGCCAATTTGATTCAATTTAATTGTTTGATAATATTCCAAACCATGTTTCACACGTTGTTTCATTTCTGAAATGAATTTGTCATCACGTTCGAATTTTAAAGTCTTGACACGTTCTTGTTCCGTATATTTCCCACTTGTTGAATAAATTAAATTGCGTTCTAATTGTTGAAATAATGGTTCCAATTTTGTTTCCAATTCTTGCGCTTCTTCAATTGTCATTGATGAATCGTAATATTTACGCCAAAGTTTTTCACGTTCTTGGTTGAAAATATGATCGGGACAATCTAATAAAACGAAACGCAACCAAAATTCGTCGGCGTCATATAATTCACAATACGATTGACCTTGTGCATAATACAACGGATCATTTGACGCGTTCATGAATGTTTCGGCATCCCAAGAACATTTCGTGTCTTGGATGATTCGTGTTGTTTTCGCTTTGAAATTTACATCACATTCGCCGGTGATATTGTCTTTGTATTTTCTTTCGGTATTTTTTTGATAAAAATTCCCATCAATTTTTGAAATCATCGCGATCGCTTCCGATTCATTATACAATCCTTTTTCCAAGAATGGTGATTTCACATCCTTTTTAAAACCTTTTTCGTAAAATAACCACGTTTTTTTCACAAATGTTTTTGCCGTGTCTGAAAGTTGGAACGGCGCTTTTTCCCTTTTCGAATAATCGTCAAATTTTATTTTTTGCGCGTCTGTTAATTTTCCGCCGTTTCGCAATTTTTCTTTGAAATCTGACAATTCTTTTTTCATGTTGTCGGTCAATGTGGTTCCGCGTCCGTCTGTCATCAACGCGCCAATTCCCGATGCGCGAAAATAAATGTTTTGATTTTCCATGTCTTTCAATTATTTGTTTGTTAATTTTTTCTTTTTTTCATCGTACATCAAACGGATTTCATCATCCGGGATGTGTTCGAAACATTGTTCCAAAACTTCGATTTTCTTTGCGTTTTTAATGTGATCAATTATCGATTGTCTTTGGACGTTTCGGTTGTTTTCTTCAATGTCAACTTTTTGTTTTGTGTTTGGGTTGTCGGCATAATTCAAACTTTGTCCGTTTATGTCGTTGATAATTGCTTGATCAAATGAAATTGCGCGTTGCATTTCAACCGACTTTGGCGCGTATTTATCCAACAATAATTTCAATGCGGTTTTTTTTCCCATTCCTTCAAAATCCTTTTGCCATCCGTTGTCCTTTTCGCGGAAATTCTTTGACCATTTTTTTCCGTGATCTTGCATTTCTTTTATTGTCATGAACCAAGATTTTCGAAAACCATTCGTCAACTGAAAGAACGCAACAAAACCGATCAAAGGTTGTTTTTTTCTTTCGTCTTGATCTTGGATCCAATCGAATTCAATTTCACCCGTCATTCGATCAATCTTTTTGAATTCACCTTCACGGACATCGATTGAATTGATGATGTAAAATTGATTTGTTCGATGTCCAAGTTCGATCAAACCTTTATAGCCGATTTGAAATTGTGCCAATGTTCGCCAAATAAATCCGTCTTTTAATTTATAAACATCGATAAACGCCTGACCAAATGAAGGATCAACCAATAAATTCAATGAAGCAATCGCGGAAAAAGCGTTCAACAATGAATTTGATTCGGCTTTCAACATTTCCGGATTCTTTTGAACCACTTGCAAAGCGGATTGCAAAAATGCAATTCCATTTTTTTCACCCAACATTTCTTTGAATTTTTCTTTCACTTCCGGTTGTTCGATTAAATCTTTGAAGGAAATAAAATCATCTTTTATTGATTGTTTTTTCGCCATTTTTATTCGTTTTTATTAACCATGTCAACCCAATTTCGTGAACCAACTTCGATCATCAATTCGGAAAATGAATTTTTTGTGATCGTATCTTTCAAAATCTTTTTTGAATGTCTTATTTCAAAAAGATTCGCAACCCATTGACCATTGCGTTTCGACGTTGTGAATTCGTACACCATTATTCGTCAATTTTTTTCACAAATTCGTCAAGACTACAACCACCGATTTCCGCCAACTTGAACAATCTTTCGATCATTCCCGTGTTTCGTCCTTTTTTCCATTCAACAAACGATTGTGTCGTTGTTTCAATTTTTTCCGACAATCTTTTTCGCGTCATTGGTAAAAGTTCCGGATTCTTTTCGTTGTATTTTTCAATTACAACATCAACATCAATGATAAATTTTTCTGTTTTTGGCATTTTTCTAATTTTTAGTGATTAAACAAATAGTGATTTTTTCTTTTTTCAAAACGATTTGATTGTTTGGATTTAATTGTTTCATCTTAAATCCGCAATTGATCAAATCATCAAAAAGTTTTTGAAGTTTCGGCGACAAATAGTCCCTTTTTAACTCTTGATTTTGTGGGTTTTGTGTCATTGTTTTAAAATGTTTGTTTTGGCAAATATAAAACTTTTATTTTATTCACAAAACAATTTTTATTTTTTTATTGAATAAAAAAGAAAAACGCCACCGGATGACCGATGACGTTTCGCAAACAAACATTTGAAGATTTGTGGAAAATCTTTGACAAATATAGTTTTATTTATTTGA